TGATTGGGGCGATATCATTCGTAAAACTTTTTATGATGGTGGTATTGAGGAAATCATTTCCACTCGTCGCCTTGTTCATATCGTTCGTGCCTATAGCATCTTTCAAGACAAGGGTAAGGCTATTCAAGTTTGCGTAAATCGGTTTGATGATGAAACCAAGCAAGCCTTCTTGGAACTGTATGATAAGGTTGATATTGATTTTCAACTTCCTGTTGACGAACAGCAAGCAAACTGATAGAATATGAGGAGGTTAATGTGCCTCCTCTTTTTGTCCTTTACTATGATTTAAAATGTCTGAAATTCCTGATAAAAAAGACAGTATTACTTTCCTTGGATCTAATCTTCCTGGTGGAATGTATGATGATTTTGAACTACCTCTTCCAAATCAAGAATTTTGGGAGGAAGATGGTATTAGTTTGACTGGCAATCCTTATGCTGCCCCAGATCATCTTGTTCTCAACCCCCCAAATACCTTTACTCTTAAAACTGAACCTCAATTTGTGACTACTTCTAAAAATCACTTCTGGAAATATAACGAAGATAAAATTCTCAAAGAAGTTGAGGATTATGTAACTAGCACATATCATGGACATTACTGTGGTGATGAAGATGGTTATGCTGACATTCAAACGATTGATTTGATGGCTGCTAAAAAACTTGCCGCAGGTTTCTGTCAAGCAAACATTCTTAAGTATGGTTCACGCTATGGTGATAAGGATGGGCGTAACAAGCGTGATTTGCTGAAAGTAATTCACTATGCTATGCTACTGCTTCACTTTGACGGACATTATAGCCGCAAAGACAATGGACTTACTGAATTCACACGCTGATTATTATGAAACTATCTGATAAAACTTTGACACTGCTAAAGAACTTCTCTGGCATCAATCAATCCATTCTCTTCAAGGAAGGTAATTCTCTTCGCACTATTTCTGTGATGAAGAACATTCTTGCTGAAGCGACGATTGAAGAAGAACTTCCTAAGGATTTTGGCATCTATGATTTGAATCAATTCTTGAATGGACTTGCTCTTCATCAAAATGCTGAACTTGATTTTGTAAATGATAGTTATGTCGTAATCAAAGAAGGTAAGTCCCGTTCCAAATACTTCTTTGCTGATCCAAATGTAATTGTAACTCCTCCCGATAAATCTATCAGTCTTCCCAGTGAAGATGTTTGCTTCCTTCTTGATACCAAGGAACTTGATAGGTTGCTCAAGGCTGCAGCAGTATATCAACTTCCTGACTTGTCTGTGGTTGGTGAAGCAGGTGTAGTTAAACTTGTGGTTCGTGATAAGAAGAACGATACCTCTAATGACTTCTCAGTGATTGTTGGTGAGACTGATGATGTATTCACTTTCAACTTTAAGGTTGAGAACATCAAAATCATTCCCGGTTCTTATGAGGTCGTAATTTCTTCTAAACTTTTGTCACGATTTAAGAATACTGCCTTTGATGTGCAGTATTATATTGCTCTGGAACCCGATTCTACCTTTGTTTAATGAACATCTTTGTAACTGACGTGTGCCCCAGTAAGTCTGCTCAAGTACTTCCTGATAAGCACGTCGTGAAAATGCCCCTGGAGACCTGTCAGATGGTCTCCATCATATACTCTAAGTGGTACTATGATTGGGGCACAATCAATAAAGCAGACGGCACTCCTTATAGTACAGTAAAGGGTGCCTTTCGTAATCATCCCTGCACCAAATGGGCTGCAGATAATCACTACAATCTTGCCTGGTTGATTACGCACGGAATACATTTATGCTTTGAGTACGAACATCGGTATCAGAAACGGCACTCTTGTTTGAATACTCTGGAAGAAGCAATAGTAATCTTTCATAACAATGCTAAGATTTCCATTTCTGAGCATACTAATGTAAAAGAATTCACTCGGGCAATGCCTGATGAATATAAACTTGATGATAGTATTGATACCTTCACTGCTTATAAGATGTATGTTGCATCTAAACCCTGGGTGTGCGATAATTATCTTCGCCGTCCAGAACGGAAACCTGATTGGATTTAAATAAATTATGGCAAGTGAATTTCTTTTTGTGGAGAAATATCGTCCTCGTAAAATCGATGACTGTATTCTCCCTGATGATACCAAAAAAACATTTAAGGAGTTTGTGGAGAAGGGAGAGATACCAAATCTTCTTCTTGCAGGCCCACCTGGGATTGGTAAGACAACAATTGCAAAAGCATTGTGCAATGAATTAGGAGCAGATTATTATGTCATTAACGGATCCGATGAAGGACGTTTCCTGGATACTGTACGGAACCAAGCAAAGAACTTTGCTTCGACCGTCTCACTTACGGGATCTTCTAAGCATAAAGTCATCATCATCGATGAGGCTGATAACACAGGAAATGACGTACAACTCTTACTACGGGCAAATATTGAGGCATTTTATAGCAACTGCCGATTCATCTTCACTTGCAACTACAAGAATAAAATCATTGAACCTCTGCACTCCAGATGTGCCGTCATTGACTTCACAATCAAAGGAAAGCAAAAAGCACAGTTGGCAGGATCCTTCTTCAAGCGCCTACAAAACATCTTGGATGAGGAGAGTATCGAGTACGATCAAAAAGTACTTGCAGAACTTGTATCAAAGCATTTCCCAGATTTTCGTCGCGTCCTCAACGAATGCCAACGTTATTCTGCAGGAGGAAAGATCGACTCGGCAATTCTTGCATCTTTCTCAGACATCTCAGTAAATGAACTTATCAAGCATCTCAAAGATAAGAACTTTACTGAAGTCCGAAAGTGGGTAGTCTCCAACTTAGATAACGATTCTTCTGTCATTCTTCGCAGGGTATATGATGCCTGCTATGATAGTCTTTCATCCGCATCTATCCCTGCCGCTGTTCTTGTTATTGCTAAGTACCAATATCAAATTGCGTTCGTGGCTGATCAGGAAATTAATCTCTTAGCAGCACTAACTGAACTTATGTGTGAGTGTGAGTTTAAATGATTGTTTCTGAAGATGATGCTGTTTGGGCAGCAGATGAATTTATTAAGTATTTCTCTCAAATGGGAAATATTGAAGACTATCTGCGTTTTGTAAAAAAGGAAGTCATTAAAAATACAAGTACTCTTGCTCCACTTCAGGATGAGTTCTTCAATGAAGATATTCATCCAGGAGACATGGAGTTTGATATTAAGTTTATTGGAGATCGCTTTCAGCAAAGTCTTCCTCAAGATCACTATAACACTCTGTTAAAAGTAGTTTCTTCTCACAATAATGAATCAAATATTCCTGGAAGGGAACTTCGCTGGATGGTATTTGAGAAGAATACGCGCAAGGTTATTGGATTTATTCGTTTTGGCTCTCCCACAATCAACTCTAAACCTAGAAATGAATGGTTGGGTAAACAACCCGATTTAAGGATCTTTAATCGTCATGCTGCGATGGGTTTCGTGATTGTGCCCTCTCAACCCTTTGGATACAACTACCTTGGTGGCAAACTACTGGCACTCCTGTGCTGCTCCCATCATGCCCGTGAGACCCTCAACGAGGTCTTTGATAAGGACATTGCCCTGTTTGAGACCACATCCCTCTACGGGTCCACCACGGATGCCTCACAGTACGATGGCCTAAAACCCTTTATGCGGTACAAGGGTTTGACTGAAAGTAAGTTTCTCCCTCTGCTGCACGATGATGCATTTCATAAGTTGCACGATAGATTTACTTATCTAAACAACAATACCCCTTTGACTGATAACAAAGCATCTTCTAAAAAGATGAAGCGTCAGACAAAGATGATTTCCATCATTCGCAATTCTCTTCAAGACAAAGATAAACTTGCTGAGTTTAATGGGGTAATCAATACTGCCTTTGCTCTAACTCAGAAGAAGAGGTTTTATATTTCCGACTATGGATATGAGAATGTTCGTGAGGTAATTCTTGGAGAACAAGATAAACTTCGCCCTGGACAGAATTGGGATAAGTTCTATCAAGAAAATATTGTTTCTTGGTGGAAGAAGAAAGCAACCAAACGTTATGAAAAATTAAAGGAAGAGGGACGCTTCCGAACCAAAGTAGAACTTTGGACTGATGACGATGACATTCAAATTATACGATGACTTACGAACTTAAAGATTGGTTAAACTCAATTAACTTTACCAAGGAAAATCTGATGGAAGATCCGTCAGTAAAGAAGGACTATGCCCCCTTCATTATCAATCGTTGTTTGTCTGGACATATTGATTGTATTTTGTTTGCTAATGAAATGAATAAGTATCATTTTTTAGACAAAGACTTACAATATTCATTTTATCTAAATAGTCTAAGGAAAAAGAAGAGATTTTCTCCCTGGCTCCGAAAGGATAAAGTCACAGACTTAGAATGTGTTAAAAAATACTATGGTTATAGTAATGAAAAGGCATCTCAAGCTCTGAAAATCTTATCAAAAGAACAAATTAACTTTATTAAACAACGACTTGAAATTGGAGGAAAAAAATGACTACTGGCCAACAAACAGTAGAACCTGTAGTCCATTGGTCTCAGGATCAAATGGTAGAGGTGATTCTTAATGAACCCGACGACTTTCTGAAAGTCCGTGAGACTTTAACCCGTATTGGAGTTGCATCACGTAAGGAAAAGAAACTCTATCAGTCCTGCCATATTCTGCATAAGCAGGGTAGGTACTACATCGTTCACTTTAAAGAATTATTTGCTCTTGACGGCAAACATGCTAATCTGACAGTAAATGATGTTCAACGTCGCAATCGTATTGTTCGTTTGCTTGCTGATTGGGGGTTGATTGCTATTGTAAAGGAAGAATCTGTTGTTGATATTGCACCTCTGAATCAAATCAAAGTTCTTGCTTATAAAGATAAGGGCGAATGGATTTTGGAGCAGAAGTATAATATTGGTAAAAAGGGTAAGACCCAGGAAACCGAATAAAAAGGAGCGGGAAACAACATCCCGCTTTTTTTATGATCTCTTATAACTAGTAGTGGATGCCGAAAGGGTCCAATCACTACTAAGACGCTCATGGAGGTCTATTATGTTCGGAACAAATTCACTTACACTTTCAGTACCAGATACTGCAAAGTATTTGCTAGATATTCAAAAAAACAGTATTGGAATGGATGAATGGTTTAAGAGGTTTGATACTGCGTTTGAGACGCACACAAACTATCCACCAT